CGCCATAAAGAAACCTGCAGGTGACCTTGCTACCGCCAGTAAGCTGTTTGAGAAGTCCCTCATTTAACCGGACACCCTCAGTCGGCTCTTCGCAGGTAACAAACCTTGCCGACTTAAGTCTTGCGATATCGGAGTTAGCTCCTCCGCCCAGACTTCCAACCTTCGACTGCAGCATCAGCGTATCCGGCTGGGCATTGCTTGCATAATCGCCCAGCATATCAGCTATGGTATCAAGAAATGTGGACTTACCATTGTTGCCCATGCCATAAAGGAAATAAGCACATTGCTCACGGTTGCTGCCAGAGATGGAATAACCGATGGACCGCTGAATATATTCCTGCAGATCCTTGTCGCCATTTGTAATCTCGTCAAGGAATTGCAGCCAACGTTTCGGTTTGCGCCTTTTGACATCATACTCACAATTACAGATCTTAGATAACATCAGCTTGCTGTCGTGCGGCATCAGCTCTCCATTCCTAAGATTCACCACACCATTCTGCACATTGAGAAAATCGTTGTATGAATCAAAATCATCCGGTGATGCAGGGATATCATATAAGTGCTGGCATTCCTTAATCATCGCTTCCTTGGCACTGCTGCTTGCCGTACGCTTGGCAAATTTGAGTGCCGCCTCCTGCAGATCCTCATCGGTCATATTGTATGCCTGCTTTTTTAGATCCTCGCAAACATCATCGGCAAGCTTCTTGACTTCGCCACTCTCATCCAGAGTCCATACCCTGCCGGTCCAGAAGTACCACTTCTTACGATTATAGGAATATTTGAGAATATTGCCGAACTTATCATAAAGCCTGTGAGCATTGCCAGTATCGGTAAAATCATAATTCTCTGCCTTGGATTCCTCCGTAACACCTACCTTGCCGCCCTTGAAAAATGCAATTGCAATTGAGGTATCATCGCTGTATTTATTCGGCTCATAAACCTCATCACAGGATGCACATGCCTTGCCGATGGTGATCGCACCATAAGTATTGCTTCCTCTCTTGGTGTCCCACTTTTTACGATACAAGCCACTGGTCCTAAAAATACGATCCATCTGCGCAGCATTCCTCGCTGTCCAGAATGCAAGATGGTTACACAGGGCAAGATCAGCCTCAGACTGGGATGGAAATAAGCTCTCCCACTGTCCTGCATAAAGCATGGTAAAAAGAGATCCGCTCCTGCAGGATCTTGCCTTGTCTATGATCTCTGCATCGTCCAGATCCACAACGACCTCTCTGCGAACCTCCGCCTTCGGAACTGCATTCGGCAGATATTTGCTGTGGAGTACCTTGACTGACTCGGTACACTCCTTGACTTTTACATATGCCGGATTATAAATATTGCCGGTACAGATAAAATATCTGCCCTCGGAATACATCTCAACTCCGCCCTTGCGCCTGCTGCCATCGGGCAACTTGCCCTTGCAGATAATGTGGATGCCATCACCGGACCTTGAAATCTCGGCATATGACTGCAGGGTTTCCACAAACTCATCCACAAAATCCAGATTGTCCATGCAATGATCCAGATCCACACCAAAAAAAGGTGGAGCAAACTCAAAACCGAGATAGTCAAACCCGAATGTATCACAAGCCTGCACAGCCTGCTCAAAAGTCCCCCATGACTTCGGATCATTCGCCTTTGCGTTTTTTCCGTTGAATGGGTTTTTGGGGATCTTGTCCACCTTGCTTACGCAAACCCATTGTGCGACCTTCTTTAATTCTTCTGGAATGTTCTCTACCTTTGTCAGCACGTTGCTGTACCTCCTCACTCATTATCACATCATACGAAATATGCCATTTGCCGCAGATCTTCTCAGCCGGTATGCGCCCAGTACGAATCCACTCTCTAATCGTCCGGACCTTAAGACCGAGAAACCTTGCGGTTTCTCTGATCGTCATGTCTTCTCCTCCTTGTATATGATCTCCATCGCATTGCTGTAATCATCCACATCGATGTACTTCTGCTTCAGCATCTGCTTGAAATCGTCCTCAATGCTCTCCTTGGATCTTCCCAGAAACAGGTTGTTGGTAACCCAACATTCAATGACCGGCTTAACTAACTTCATGCGTTTGTCCTCCTCAATTATTCTCAGCAGCCGCTAATATGGTTTCGTAAGCTTCAACATACTCAGCCTTGCTATATCTGTGAAGTATGTAATCGCTCTCAGCATTTGCTTTTTCAGATCTGATGATATCCTTAAGAACAGCGGCATTGATCCTTGAAAGCTCGTTGACTCTGATTCCGGTTATTTCACATGCTCTCTCAATTAACATTTTTCCACCTCCGTAATGAGCTTTTCTACTGAACCCATAATATCATTACTTCAGTGGTATGTCAAATAGTTTTTGATATTCTTTTATATTATTTCCGCATCAATCTTGCGGTAGTAACCAGTACGCTTTCTCGCCCAGCCTTGATAGATCCCAAAGCTGTCAACAAAATCCAAAACCTCGCCATACTCCTTACCCTCAGCCTTGCGTCCGACTCTGCCAGCCGACTGGATCACTGTGGTTTCGTCCTTCTCCGGTGTAGCCAGCACCACATAACGCAGATTCGGCACGTCCAGCCCTTCTTTCGCCAGTGCATACGTTGCCATAAGGCAATCCAGTTCTCCCTCTTTCAGCCCGATTAAGGCATTTTTGCGCAGTCTCTTGGCAGTTTTGGATGTCCCCATGCCAGATAAACAAATCGAAACTCTTCCCAGATCGTTATACCGCTTGCTTAACCCCTGCAGATATTCAACTCTATTTGCAAGAACAATCACAGGATCTCCCTGTGGCAGATTAATGATAGTATCCAGCACCAGATCAAACCTCGCCTCATCGTTGACCATGCTGTCGATGACCTTATGGTAATCGATCGTTCCGTCATACATAAGCACATCATCGGCAGGATACCAATTCGTATAGATCCTCCGGACCTTGATCGGGCAGGTAGTATGTGCGACCTCTTCCCTGCTGACCTCATGCAGGACATCACCAAGTAAAGCAAACATAGCCTGCTCCAATCCATCAGCCCTCTTCGGAGTAGCTGTCAGCCCGATCTTATACCTCGCACAAAGGTTACTCATAACCTTGTAAAACTGGGTAACTCGAGTCGGAGTCCCAGCGCAGTGCTGGCATTCGTCACAAACGATCACATCCCAGTAATCACGATATTGGGATAGATCAATGTTAGACAAAGTCTGAACTGTAGCGAAAGTGATGCCCTCACCAATATTGACCTTACCAGCTGTGATCGTACCGCAGCCAACATCTCCCAATACGGATTCAGCTCGGCTCTTACTCTGATTAAGCAGATCCTGCGTGTGCGTGAGCCACAATGCCCTGCCACCAATCCTCGCTATGAGCTCCAGACCACACTGTGTCTTACCACTCCCACAAGGCATCACCAGCACACCATTCTTGCCCTTTATTGCGGCTTTTACAGCATCTTCTTGATAAGGGTATAGACTTATACCACTTAGGTAATTATGCGTCCTTATTGGCTGAAATTCAGCGCACCACGTCACTGCTCGAGTGCATAACCGCCAGATACTCTGTACGCAGCCAAAAGGCAGCCACAGTTCATCGCCCACCCTTTCATACAAATAAATATGCTGCGGAGTATTGCCGGTCCACTTGCCCATCCTCTCTTTTTTATAATAGTCGGGATTATCCAGCACGAGATTATCCTTACACCATTTACCTATAGCCGGAGTAGGATTTTCAATTCTGATTTTTTCGGCAACCTTAATCTTCATCATCATCTTCCTCATATCCGCTGCAGTCAGATCTATGTGGACAAATCTCACAAGGAAGATCATTATAATTGCCAGTTATATAGCAGGCATCAAATCCAGATCCATATTCCATCATTCACTCACCGCCTTTCTCTGCCTTGTAGGGTGCGTTCTCCCATTCTTCCGAGTAGACGATTGACTTTGTCTTGTTCCACTCGTCAATCCCACGGATAAATATTATTCTCGGGAATGTCTTTCGGAGAACAAGGTTCATCACATCTCCGTTTGTCATTCCTTTGGGAGCATGACAAATCCAATCGCCCTCATCCCATTTCTCGCAAAGTAATTTGTACCATTCCTCGGCACTTTCGTTTTTCTTCAAAGCCGATATAGCCATATCAAATGCCTGTGCGTGAGTATCGCTGAACAATGGATTATTCTTAAATCCATCAAGGATTATCACGGCTTCTTCTCTTGTCATGTTTCACCGCCTTTCATCCTTGCTCCGCAATTAGGGCAATAAGTATAATCTGCTGTCGGTTTGCCATATAAGTGCATAAAACTGTGTATATACCCGCACTCTGAACACTTAAAGCTAGTATGGCAATTATGAATATCTTGTGGTACCCACTCTCCATTGTTCTCTACGGGTGGTAAATCATACAAGGCTTTTAGAGCGTCACCTCTTATTCCACTTGTTTTAGTTAACACATCAATAACCGCCTGTCTGCTGATTAAGTCTCCCTTGTTCTCTGCTGAATCGGGGAAAGAGTAAGTCTGCAAACTGTCAAGACTTTGAAGTACATTACCGAGGGACACATGGTACATTTCTCCGAAAAGGTCATTGAGGTATTTGATTGTGTCCTCTTTCTTGATATATTCACTCATTCGGCTTTACCTCCGCACCACGGACAAAAATCATAGTCACACTCTTTTGCTACGCTTGAAACGGTGATAATTCCACCGCAATTTGTGCATCCAAATATATCTGCATATCCTCTGCAATCAGCATTTATTGGAATGAACTTAACAGGAATATTCTCTCTTGCATCTGCACTCGGGAACTCTCTAAATGCTCTTTTGTGAATTGGAGTAGTCGGCATAGCATAACGCCTACCTAAATCATCCCATTCATTTATCAACCGTTCTCTACTGATTAAGTCTCCCTCTGTGGATAAAGCCGATATAGCCATATCAAATACCTGTGCGTGAGTATCGTTGAACAATGGATTATTCTTAAATCCATCAAGGATTATCACGGCTTCTTCTCTTGTCATTATCATTCTCCTTCTTATGTTCTTCTTCACAGATATATTCTTTGATTGTTTTATGAAATGGACATTCATTCTGATATTCTGTAGTATCTCTCAACAGCCAACACTGGGCTTTGTGATGGGCAAAACAGTCTTCCCGATAACAGCTATACTTACCCATTCATGTTTTCACCTCACAATTGGATCAGCATACCGGTTCAGATCCTTCTCCAGCTTCTTAAGTGCAGCAATGTACTGGATATAGGTCATCCATTCAAAGATGAAATCGTGATGAATTTCTTGATATCTCCGGTTGAATTCATCACCCATGCGCCCAAGAGTGCAGCCCTGCTGCCGAGCCTGTTCCTCATAATCCTCGCCATGATACCATGTAAGTTTCATTCTACTTCCCTCCACGGACACCAGTCTGGAATCTGATCTGTTTGATCATCCCAAATCTGTCCCATCGTATAATCCTCCGGAGCAAACCTCTGTGCACACCAGAGCCTGTCCATCGGGCAAGAACCTTGCCATCCATCTTTAGCAATACATACTTTCGGCATAGGTAAATCTATTTGGAGCATTTACTCACCACCTCCATAAAGTTCGGAATCATAATCCCAGCCGGTCGGAAAATTGATATTGCTCCATGCCTTCGCATTGCCAAAAGTCTCATCATCAATCGTATGCCAATACTTATCTCTCTCATCCCACCATGCTACCAACACCAGACCATTGTCGGTAAAGACATTCACAGGATCAGATATGCCCTGCTCATTTGTCTCTGGCTTTTCGATCTTCGCATCATGTATCATCATATCTCTCATGTTCATTCTCCTTTTTATAATCCACTAAAGTAATGTCCGCCATACTGAAACATCGGTTCACCGTATGCAGGATACCCATCTGCACCGAACCATAATATCTTCATCGAATGATCCCAATCACCTTCGATCCATGACTCATCCCAGCCATCAACGACCATTCCAAGTGCTTCATAGCAATCCTCACTCGGCTGTATCCCCATGCGACCGGTAGCAAATTGACTTGGTGCATAAATAATTTCGGGAATAGTTGCACCAAAATATTCTGTTCTGTTAAGCACTGTAAGCATCACAAGTGCCTTGCCAACTGAATCCTCACCTTCTGCTTCTGCCATCGCAACGTCCAGAAGTAAGCACTGCTCTTCGTATGTGACATTTACAAAATCATCTTCGCATTCCATCGGCAGATCAGCAGGATCAAATACCGGTACGAGCATCTCAAAAGCTTTGCCACTATCTTTCTGATATGTTACGGTTTTGATACTTGTCGGAAGTTGTTCTATAAATTCCACATCGGAATCAAATTCAACGACAACTTCTGGCGGCAACTCCCTCAATTGCATAGACTGCCTGTGGGCTTTGTAAGATCCTATGCAAGCTATGATCACAGATATTGCAATAATAATTGTGCCGATTATATTAACTATATATTTCATAAATTCGCCTCGTATACAGCTGATAACTTAATGCTTTTCTGCTCTTTTAGATCTGAATAGGGAATCCAATAGATCTTATCATTGTGCTTAACCGCTATATGCGGCATTCCATTCCCACATGCAATCCATCGCTCAAAAGCATTTATTTGATTGTCCTCCAGCCTTGATATATTAAATCTTCCGGCAGCGCAGGTCTTACAATCTACTGCAATGGGATTGTTGTCCTTAGCTGCGATAATATCAAAAGGCTGTGCGCCTCGGGCATCGGGTGCAATGAAATGCACCCAATACCCAAGCTGCGCTAATTTTTTACACATCTCCTGTTCAAATTCATTTCCAAGTATCTTGTTATTCATCAGAATGGTAACTCGGATATAAGTCCATCCGGAACATTAATAAAATCGTTGCCAGAACCGGAGTTGGAGCTGGAGCTGCTTCCAGATCCATCGGATGCAGGTGGCTCGACCCACGCAGGCAGGTCACTCTGGTTATTAGCATGAATGAAATTCTTAACCTTGGCATTAACGCTTCCATTCCACTCCTCATGCTTAACCACACATGCACCAACCTTTCCGATCCAGTGCTGGGTATTGAAATCCCCATCGGGAATGTCCTTAAATGAATCGAAGAACTGAGTGAGATTCCTGTTGGTGATCTCCGGTCTGTCCTGCAGGAAAACGATATGGTGATAGATCAAGCCCTTGTAACCGCTGACCTCGAACTTAAGGGTGAGCATATCGTTGCCGGTACTGCTGACCGTCTTATCCGCAACCTTGATACGGATGCGATGCTTCCCCTCGGGAATCCTCGTCTCAAAACTACTGCTCTCATCTCTTGTGTAATTCCATGCCATGATATTAGTCCTCCTTATTCTCAGCCTCTGTTGCCACAGCAAGTTCTGCCGGCATATCGGGCTCATCGTTAACCAGTTCGATCTCAACGCTTAGATCTCGATCATAATCAGTCGGTGTAAAGTGCTGCTTTGCTCTCTCGGCAAAAGCGACAGCTGTCAAAGCATCCTTGAAAGTGAATTTCTTAATGCCGACATTCACAACATATTTCATATCATAAACTCCTTTCTATAAACCGCCATTGCATTGGCATCGGACTTCTTGCAATCATAAAGCATATTATTGCCCTTGATCCTCGCATAACAAACAGCAAGATCATCCTTGCGGATCTTAAAAATCTCATTTGCTGCAATCTTCGCTTCCTCGGGATCGCTGGTCTTCACTCCCACAACAAGCCTGCGCCCATCATAGAACTTACTGACTTTTCTCCGCATCATCGGGTGTCCCCTCTTTCTGGATGAAATCCTCAACTCTGCACTCCTTGCGGCAATCGACTTGGTTCTTCGCATGAATATTCTGAGTAGCCTCCAGCAGGATATGGTGCTCGCCTTCCTTGTTGACTCCGATCCAGCCTACGATGTCGCAAAGTCCGCAGATATTATCAACGATCTTGGATGCGATCTTAGGCACGATCCTCGAATACTGTGATCCGTCCGGATGCGTGAACTGCTCAACAGTCTCCCATGCGGTCCAGAGAACATTCACTCCCCACGACTTCATGTAGCGCAGGCTGTTCACCAGCTTGAACTGCATGTACTGATAATCAGCCATTGCCGGAACTCCCTTGTTCTTGCCCTGTGCACCCAGATCCGACAGGATACATCTCTCAAGCTCGGAAACATTATCCACAGCCACAGTCTTGATGTTGTTCTCAGCAAGCCACTCCGGAGTGATCTCAGTGAGAGTCTTAGTCCATGCATCAAAGGTATGCACATTGTCGATCTCCTGCACAAGGATCTTGCTCGTATCCTTAACAACTTCCTTCTTGGCAAGGGTTCTGGTGATCGTGCGATCGATATCCAGCACCAGCGTGTTGCCCTCGGATGCCTCTGCAATCAAACCGATTGCTGTAGACTTGCCGCCACCGGTCTTGCAATAAAGCAATGCGGTATACGGCAGATTATTCGCCTCAATTTTTTTCAGATTCATAGGGTTTGTCCTCCTTTACAAATTCGATATACTGCTGATTAGGATCATAATGCATGCAGATGGAACTGTATTCACACCGCCTGCCGTACATGTTGCAATGACAGGTATTGCGGTAAAAATGCCCTGCATGTACCATGTCGTCTGCCATAAGCATCAGCTCATCACGGAACTGCTCAACCTCATCATCGGTCCGCTCAATCTGCAGCAGCCGGATCTTGGAATCGGTATCCGTATCGTACCAGTCGAGCATGCGGTAAAAAAACTCCTCGTCCGACTCGTTCTGCTTCTGCCTTATGGTAGGCTTCCTGCAGACTGTGTACCACACCTTACGACTTCCGGTCATGAACATGTATGCAAGGATCTGTTCGTCCCAGAGAAGATTGTATTCGTACTGCTCGGTGATCTCCGATCCGGTGCTCTTATGCTCTACAATGTTGCCATCCTCGGCAATTGCATCTGCAATCCCTACGAGTTTATTTCCATCGCCCAGATCATGTTCCAGCCACTTCTCTGCTTCCACAACATGAAACTTCGGATAGATATATTTCATATAAGCTCTCGCCATAGCCATCTCTTTCGAGTGATCACCGGCATAACCATCGCCATATATGATATCCTCTCCATTGTTCAAGGCTTCGAGCAATGTGTGATAATTGCTCCCAGTCTCGAGTGCCTCTGCCTTTACTGCAGGTCTAAGTCCTTCGATGTACTTCAGCTCGTATAACCTGCGGCAAGACTTAAATGCCTTAATTTTGCTGATTGATAATCTCATTCCTCTTCCTTTCCAATTACCAGCTCAATCTTCGCCAGCGTGATCTTGCTTGGATCTTGCGTACCATTCTCCACAGAATTGATGGTCTGATAAGACAGTCCACAACGCTCAGCAAGTTCCGTCTGGCTGATCCGCTCCTTAGCTCGGAACTGAACCATTCTATCTTGTAATGTCATTTGCACACCTCCTTTCTAACTCAACATCATACATCAGCTCAAAATAAATGTCAATCACTTTTTTACATTTCCCTATTATTCTATATATATTTATATTTTATTTTATATTTAATGCTACATTTTTAAAGAAAATAAAATAGAATATAGAAAAATATAAATACATAAGAGAAAGTTGAAATCGGGCAAAAATGCTACATCCTACACACCGGATCAATCGCAGGTGCTACCACGCTCCCATGTGCAAATGTACTTTCCATCCTCCTCATGCACCCTGCAATTATACAGCCCATACCCCCAGCGGATACTCTCGCTGAACAGCTCGTTCTGATCCTGCTGCGCCATGTAATAATAGCCGTCATAAGGCTCATCCCGACCGGCAGCAGCATACCCTGCCCTTGCCCTGTCAAACACTTCCTTGCTTACCTCAAAAGGTGTTCCCGATACCATAATTCATCCTCCTTTCATCTAACCTGCAAAACCACATCGATCTGCTTGAATCCGTACCCTCTGTGTTCACGCAAGCTGAGTACCTTCTCATCCCACACATCCTGCGGATTGACATACATCCTCTTCTTGCGGCTATACACCTTGTACACTCCATTATTTGTCTTGCTGTTCGCCCACTCTCTTACTGTCATGACTCTTCCTCCTTTTCCAATTGCCAGTCACACATTGATATGATCTCATCCCAGACACAGGTCCTTGTGATTGCCTCTGCAAAAAGTTTCCTCGCATCGGCTCTGGATATTCCATAACGCTCCTGCAGGTCATTCAAAGCACCATCGACTGCGTCTCTGTATCCGATTCCGGTATTATCATGCAACCTCATCTTCTGCCTCCTTCCCAAAAGCAGAACCAACACCATGCCGCCTTAAAATCCTTAACCACTCCGCAGTCCACAAGGCATCTGATATAACCTCTTGCGTGTTCTCTGATAAGATCACGCTGCTTGCCGGTTTCAGTATTCGCCATATCGTACCTCAATGTTTTCAGATATTCAAAATGGTTTGCAGGTAAGTTGTCCAGCATCTCCTGTGTTCTCATAAGATGACTCCTCTCTTCTTAAGATCGTAAAAGCACCATCTGTTGACCTTGGCATCGTCCATATCCTTGAAAGCGTCCATCTGGATATTGAACTTCGACTGCCTCTCTGTGATCTCCTCCTGCTGCCTGCGGATGCAGCCGCCCATCGGATCGTACCCTGCATCGATATCCGCCTTCATGTTCCGGATCATCGTCTCTATGACTGACTGAGCATCTTCAAACCAGATATTAAACCACTTCATATTCATACCTCCTCCAATTCTATAAATGCTGCTCTCTGAAGTGAATTCTTCTTGATCAGCCAATCCGGAATCTCTATCAAGGACCATCCACATTCATTTGCTTCGCTGATCTTCAGCTGGCTCATTGGTAACCAGACGATCCTGTCATTGATTGATGATGTCCCGAAACGCACCGTGAGGTAAAGAGCCTTGCCGGATTCAGATCTGTGTCCATTGATTGTGTTCTGGTGGATATACTTTTTCATGTTCCTGTCCTCCTTTAACTGTGCTAATAATAGCATAGCAAAATAGGTATGTCAAACATTTTTTGATATTTTTTAATAAAAAAAATCAGCCCTGCATTTCGCAAGGGCTGATCCTTACATTATTCAATTGTCTCGGACATTTTCCGCATCACACCATCATATAGCTTTGGAATCATAGCCTTCAGTGTGGTCATCAGCTCATCCATGATATCCACCAGATCTTCCGGATCTATCTCCGCAGCAATTTGTTTGAATTCCGTTTCAGCATTCATAGATCTAATTGACCTCGCATAAGAATATTGTGGTAAGCGTACCGGATCTTCGGTTTCCTCAGCAGGAAATAGTTTGTCTCTGATCGTATAAAAAGCCGCCAACTTCAAACAGGTACTGGTAGATGGGTTTCTCTGCCCTTCACATTCAGCGATGGCTTCCTGCAAATCGTGTTCGGTTATCACAGCAAGCCACCTCCCTTACATTTCGGACATCAATTCACGGAGCTTCTGCTTCACACGCTCATTGGGAGCATTCTGCATAAGATCCTCAATGTCCATGCGGAAATCATCTTCAGCCATGCTGTATCCGCCTTCACGAGAATATCTGTTCTCGCTTGAATATCTGCCCATCGAGTCACGTCTTGCATTGCGCCCTCTGCCACGAGCATAAGATGCATTTGAGCGACCGCCATCTCTGCCATTACGAGCATAAGCATAAGATCCACCAGCCATGCTATACTCTTCATCCTCTCCCATCATCTCTTCAGATTTGAGAAGATTCTTCTTAGCATGTGCAAGGGTATCCATATACTGAATCTCGGTCATGGAGAGTTTTCCGTCCTTTTCTGCCTTGCGCTCAAGATCCTCGAGCTCATCACAGATATATTCTATCAACTTGTGCATACTCTACCTCCTTCTCATGCTACTCTTGTGATACTCAGACTGCCATCGATTACATTAATGATGGGTGTAGGAACTACAGTAGGATCATCAACTGTTCCGTTGACATACTCAACAGATACAGTAAAGCAGCATCCACGAGGAACATCTACCACAGCCCTACTTGTTACGTTTCCATACTCATCCACCGCAGCAGGAGTATAAATGCTCCTGCTACCAATACGCTCCTCACCGGACACAACGATAGCCGTTGCGATCGGAGTAAGATCACCTCCGTCCGGAATTGCAATATTGCCGGTGAATTCAACTTCATATCTCGCAAAGCATGATGTAGGATTATTGACTATGCCACGCAGAACAAAAATTCCAGTGCCATTCTGATGGAAAACATACCCCTTATTGCACCGAATAGAATCAATGAATGGAATTGCAGCATTGAGTGCGACAGTCTCAATCTGATCCCTTGTTAAATACTCTGCCATAGCCATGACCTCCTGTTAGAAACTTCCACAGCCGCAGCCGCAGCCATTATTGTTGTTAGGGCATGTGAAAATAGGCTGCTCACCGTAAACCGGAACTGTTCCCACAGGACACTGATTGAGCCTATCATATATGCCATTGATAATTGTGGAGTTCTGTGCAACCTGTGATGCCTGTCCTCTTGCATAGAGAACTTCCTGTCTAAGCTGGCTGATCTCGTCATTCTTGGCATCAATCTTGTCTTGGCAAAGCTGATCCTTAATAGACTGGATTCCGCCATTGATTGCATTAAGAATACCCTGCGTATTCTGAGTATCGGTCGCACGAGTAGCGCATGCCTCGCTTGCGATAGTAGCTCCGAGATTAGCAACCGCAAGTCTGTTCTCGCAGCAGCACTCTGCCTGCTGAGCCTGCAGATTGTTGAATCCCTGTGCCATTGCAGTCTGTCCGGCAAAAGCGGTCTGCATGTTTGCGATCTGTCTTGCATTAGCACCCTGCTCAACTCCAGCAAAGCCATTAGCAAGTGACATCTGCAGATCACCGCAGCAGCCACAAAGCTGAGTGGAGAGATTTGCAACGCTATCACGGACCGATGTGATATTGTCGTTGATCATTGCATCACGGAATCCGTTGTTGGTATTGGAATTGATGTTCTGCTGACCGGTGAGTAACCAAGGGAAATCATAGTTGCCTCCACCGTATCCTCCACCAAATCCATTGCCCCAGCCACCGCCAGCAAGGAGTAAAAGAAGAATGATCCATCCCCAGTCTCCTCCAAAGCCACCGCCAAAGCCGGAATTGCCGTATCCACCGCCCATGTATGCAGGTGCGACAGGCATATAGAATCCATTGCCGTTGCTTTCATCTGTAATTGCCATAACTTACCTCCTATAAAATTTTGTAGGTTAGGAATCTCACTCGTACGCTGTGAAATCCGTATATATAAAGCACGTCTGCTTTATTTTCTGCCCATAAGCTGCTTGATCATAGGATCATTTCTCATGGTCATCATCTGATTGACCTGCTGCTGAGAAACCTGCCCAGAATTGATGAGATGCTGAATGATCGAATTAGGATCATTCACATTGACGTTGCTCGGGATATTAAATCTCCTCGCCAACATCTGCATCGGGTTCTGTCGGAGCTGCTGATACATCTGAAAAATGTTATTCATCATCATCTGCCACCTCTTTTTTTACCGATTTGGTTTTAGATCTTTCGCTAAGAGCATTGACCTTTTCTCTAAGGTCCTCAATTTGCCCTCTGAGGTCCTCAATTTCGGCTTTTAGCTCATCAAGCGATAATTTATACTCTTCTGATTTTTCCGTTCCATTTTGGGGTATTGTAGGCTCTTCCTTGACCAATCTATACTTTTCAAATATCGGATTGTCCAGCTGAGAAAAACCCATGGTCTTCACATAGATATACGGAGCGTTCTCAGCCTTGAAATTTACACTTTTGCCATAGCCCACCGGATAGTTCCTCGCAAAGTCCTCGCTCGGAGCTGGCACAAAATTGCTCTCCGGCATGGGCTGAACATTCTGCTGGACCGGAGCAGGTGCTCCATTTTGGATCTGCTGCTGATAATAATTCTGTGGATACTGTGCCTGTGGATACTGATACGGATTAAAATAATTTGGCATTGCTTACTCCTTTCTGAACCATACATAAACCGGAACTTCCATTGAGCTGTCCCAATTATCAAATAGATCACCATCAACGACAGTCGCAACATGACCGCCAAAACCTAACACAAAAGTGCCTATTGGATTATCCCTGCAGAAATCTGCAGCTGTATAGCAATCCGGACAATTATTCGGGATTGACATCCGATAAAAGCCATTCTGCCTCAGAACAGCTCCCCAGACACTGTCCGAGCTGGGCATATCTCCCATAGCATAACCATTCTCTGAGATCATGGTGTAAGCCGTTTCCCAGTCTGTATTAAGAGCCTTTGCAATAGCCCGAACAGCACAATCCCCTACACTTCTTCCTGTCGGATTCGGATTGTATTTCACCCACATGCTTACACCTCTCAAGGGAATTCAAATAAGATTCAAGATCAGACAAACAGAAAATATTAGCAATGCAAATAGAGCTTGCCTCGCAAGGTGTATAACCATATTCAATTAGCTTTCTAATCAATACATTAGTCATAAACACCTCTTGTATTGATTAAATCATTTCAGCAGGACCGGTAAAATGATAAAAACGTGCAATTTTCGTGCAACTTTTTAAAACACAAAAAAAAGAGATGCTCGAAAGCATCTCTTTTTCTGAAAAGGAAAATTTTTTATAAACATGAGTAAAGACAGAGGTAAAAAAATAGGATATCAGCACCTATAATATATCATTTTGATCCTCTCTTGTCAAAATGCGAAAATATGATCCTTTCGCATTTATAAACAATAGCCTTGGTCTGCCGTACAGATAATCCAAACTCTTCTGCAAGCGGCTCGAAACAGATACCATCAAACAATCTTCTGCGGATTATCGCTCGATCTCTTTCGGCATTCTTGCCCATGATCCATTCATCGATTAATTGATCAATATCAGTTTTGGAGAGATTATCCGGTATCATTTACTCACTCTTACTCTTCCAGTTCCATGGCACATATTACATTTTCTGTATCCAGAATTGCCACCGGTCCTTCTGCGTCTGCCTCTTGTAGTGGACTGCCTAACTCTGACCCTTGCCATAATTATCTCCTATTCCGATGACAGTAAAATCGCCATCTTCCATCTCGGATTCAATGTCTTGCTCGACTTCCTCGTAATACTCCCACTGGCTCTCATACCAGAGCCACAGAGCATTCGTTCCCACCAGCAAAACAATTAATAGAATGCAGATGATCCACAGTCTCTTAATAGTCAAGCCCTGCCTGTCGAGCATACTCTCAACAGCATAAAATGGAATTGCTGCTTCCTTCTTCTCTTCACTCATAGAATTTGTCCTCTCATTTTTTAAACTGTTTATAGATCTGATTCACTCCGGTAGCGGCAAACCCAGATACAATGCCCACAGCAATCGATGTAAGAATATCGTCTGCAGGGAATCCGCTCATGCCACTAACAAAAGCAATAACACCAAGGACCGCTCCGGATGTTCCGCAGATGACCGGAATAAACTTATCATCTACCGGAGAAACCTTGATCCCCATGCCAATAAGGTAACATATAACTACCAGTGTTGGAACTGCCAAAATACCAAAAATATTGAAGTCCATATTGTACCTCCTTTACAATCCCAGCTTGCTTGCCAAAAAGCCCAGAATGATTGATATGACTGCAGTAATTGTATAAGAAACGATCTTTCGCCACATTTCTCCATCCTGCGATTCGAGCAGCTTCAATCGCTCGCCTTGATCCTGCTGCTCTTTTGCCATGTGCTCCATATTTGTAGCTAACCTCTCAACAGAGGACATGATATTGGATATCTGTGCGATCATACTCTCAAGATTTGATAACCGGTGATTCTGCCGATCGTTTTCCTCAGAAACTCGCTTCGCAAACTCTTCATGAACTGACTTTAGTAAAAAGTCCTTTTCGTCCATCACGCACCTCATTTTATGATTATGTATTGTCCAATCTCAATCCTATTTGGATCTTGAATACTATTAGCTTCAACAAGTGCCTTAACAGTTGTATTATACCTTCTTGCGATGCTTGTAAGTGTATCGCCTTTGACCACAACATAAGCTTTGCCAGATTGTTTCCTTTGTGCAACAATCTCATCTACTCGTCTTTGCACAATCCAATAATCATACCCTGCAAGCTTAAGTCTCATTTTCCTTATGATACCATT